CCGACTCATAATCGGTTGATGACACGGACAGGATGACCCATCCGCGTTTGAAAAAGCGCACTTGGCGCGTCCCCGTCCCTGTTCCGTCGGCTTGTAAAAGAGCCGTGCGGCTGAGGGAGAACCTGTTGGTTGTTGCCCAGGTGGTCGAGCGCGAGGGACTCTGCGGTTCCGCAGAGGTTGCCTCGCTCCGTAAGGAGCTGCTCGATCATGCCCTGTGTGGCAAATACCTTCAGGTGTGGAAGGGGTGGATTGCGTCCTGCGCAATCGGAAAGAGAGAACACCGCCGCAGGTGGCTTCAAGGAATTGACAAAGGCAGTCGGACCCTTTTTGATGGGTACTGCCATGTCTGCCACCGCGGAGAGAAGGAAAAGGCCGTCGACGGTTGGAAGTCGAGGGTGTTAAAACCCGGTTCGACCGACGGCGATGTTCTCGAGGACGTCCGGCGTAGGGTGCGGGCCCTGATGGGCGGCGGACGGTGGTGGTGCCGTGGAGAGAGCGATCCACGGCGAGACCAGAGGACGATGGTCCCAGACCAAAAGGGCTGTCTGGAGACCGAGGCTGGCGATGGTGGCACTTTTGCCACGGCGTTGGAGGATGAAGAAGACGACCCCGCCCGGTTGCGCGTGATTGCAACCTTGTCGAAGGCGAAGTTCCGGGTCGTGACAATGCAACCCGCCAGGGTTAAGAATGGGCTGCAGGTAGCTATGGAAGCTGCCTACAATTGGATCTCGGCCCAACCCTGGTGCGTGCGTGGCGGTGTCACCCGCGAGCATTTTCGCTCGTTGGGTCGTCTTCTTTCAGGTCAGTCTTACGTGTCGGGGGACTTTGTTGCCTCGACTGACTACCTGCACCTCGATGCCGTTTGTGCCGTCGTCGATGTCTTGGCGGACGACTTGCCTGATCACGAGGCGGAGCTCTTGAGAAGGAGCTTCCGGTGCCGCCTCGTCGATCCCTCTGGTGAAGGGAGGGAGGATACCCCCTTGGTACGGGGGTCGATGATGGGCAGTAAGTTCTCGTTTGTTGTACTCTGCCTCCTCAATAAGATCTCGCTGGATAGAGCACTTGGCAATCCCGTCCATTTTTATAGGCGGGCTAAGGATGAAGAAGCCAAGTGGGAAACTTTCGTCCCGGGAAGGCGGCAGGCCATAGCCGTCCGACCCGTTCTTGTTAATGGGGACGATTGTTGCTTCCGTGCGTGCGAGGAGGAGAGGAGGAGATGGGAACTTTCGGCCGGAAGCGTCGGTTTCGTGGTGAATCGTGACAAGACCGGAGTATCGACCTCATGGGCCGAGTTGAACTCCCGGTCGTGGAGTAGGGCCAAGGGGCGGCTCATCAAGAAGCCTTCTTTTGGTTTCTTGGCTCCCCTGCTCTGTCGCGACTCTCCTGCCGACGTTTTCTCGGCGCTCATATCGACCCTGGACGACCTTAAGAGGTCAACGTCAGAGTGGCTCCTGGGCCACCCGGTCGTCCAACGTGCCTTTGGTGTTCTCCGACCATCCGTGTCGGAGGGGGCAATCCCCGAAAGGTGGTGGCGGTACCTCGTCCGCCGTCGGTATTTTCGGAATCTTTTCGTTAGCCCGGGTCCTGACTCGACACCTGAGAAGGTTGTCGTTGATCCCCGGGTTCTTCCGATGACTGTCGGCCCTCCTCACCACGACGACGAGCTCACAAGCTGTCTCGTGTCAAATCTTGAGGAGGAGCAGACGCGGCTGCACGTCGCAACCTGGAGGGGCGTTAAGTCTTGCTGCCCCGTTCCCCCACGCTCGCCGCGGGTTCCGGAACCAAGGAGGGTGAAGGGTGTCTTCGTTCGTCGGGTGAAGACCGCTCCGACACGTTTGTGGGTCACTCCAGTTTTGGATTGGTTCCGCAAAGAGCGGCCGGACCTCCTCTGCGAAGACGGGTGTAGTTCGAGTCGGTTTCAGACTCTTACTCCTTCCTACACCTGCCTCGCCTCCTGGCCTCCTGCGAGGCCCCCGCGCCACTACCCCCACTTCTCGCTGGGGTCTTTTGCCCCTAAAGCCCCTCGGAGGCGGGCTTCTCGACGGTTCGGTGCTGTTGAAGGGATCAGTGACACAATCGCCTGGCGCGCAATGGCCAGGTCAGGAAGAAAGATTGTGTCCTTTCATTCTAACTGGTCCCCTCTCAATGTTCAGCACTTGGGAGACGGGCTCGCGCGTTTTCGTCCGCGGAGCCGTGTTTAGCCGGGGTTCTGTTGTTTGTGGTGGGATTCCGTGCTTTCGATGAGGCAAGGACTTGTCCCGACCGCTCCCACCCGGCTTGTTGGGAGAAAGGAGTGGCGGCCCGTGTATAGACGGGTCATGTGAGGCATTGTGTACCGTGCCTGCGGTTCCGATCGCGGGATTCCGGCGAGTGAATCCTGGACTCGTAAGTCGACTGGCTTTGTTGCCACCTGCCCCTTAAAGAAGTGTCTCTCCGAGGAGATGACGAAGGGATCGACGGTTCGTCGTAAGGGCGTCCGGCCGGGAATTGTCGCAGAGAAATGGTGTGCGAAGCCGGACTCTGCCGAGGCAGCTTCCTGATGTGGTCAGGGACCGTGGGAGAACTGGTTGGTAGGGGAGGTGGGTAGGGGGCCTCGGACCCCGTAAATTCCCTCCGCTTGACCCGAATGTCTCTATTGGCCTGCTCTACAAGCCAAAACGAATGGATTCCCGGCTTGCCGGGTGTGGGTGATCGAGCGATAGTCGTCCGCACGGTGGGTGGGACAGATCACCCCGGACTAGAGGTCGTCCTGCGACCTCGTCGATGGCGCCCTGCGTCGAGACGGCTTCTGATCGTCGATGGATGAGCCGAGGAGGGAGGTGGTTCGTGCCAGAATGGTAGACAGAGGGGAGGCCTTCGGCCGCCCATGAAAAACCCTCACACGTTTACCTAGCCCAACTGCCGACCATGAGAAACCTCCGGGCAACATGCCCAGTGACGAAGTTTAGTCTTGCCGCTTCGCTCGGCGAGTCGGTG